TCAACCCACTGCTCCTGTAGAATATAACTCCTTTCAGTATGACCAAAAGTTTGATAATCTAAAAGAATGTATTTGTGCTTTAGAAGCATTTAAGCTGGCAAATTTCGGTAGAGAGGATGTATCACAGTCCGAAATAAATGATATAGCAGCAGATGTTATATACAAACTAAATAATCTCATCATGGGCGAATATGATACGTAGAAAGGTCATAATGGAAAATAACAACATTATCGACATCCCAAGCCTCCAGTGGTACCCGGGGCGAATCTGGAAATAGGGAAGTAGACCCTTGAATTTCAAGGGCGCAAGGTTTTTCTTGTCTCCCGTTTTAGTAAAATGTCTCCCATTTGTCTCCCAATTTTCGAGGGAGACAAACGGGAGACAAGAGAATATAAAGGATTGACAGATAGGGCAAGAAAAACTATACTTTAGTCAGATAAATACGATAAAGTATCAAAAATGATGATATGAGAGGTGAGACATATGGCTGATCGAGTAAAGAGCATTTCAAGAATGATACTGCGCGGAGTTGGCGGCATTAGTCTATACCGTAAACATAACTATGGCAGTAATATCCCTGTTCGTGGACAAAATACAGCTGTGTGTTGGGAACAATTGGGACTGCGCCTTAGAGGTTCAGCTGATAAGGTCATGAGACAATATGGACGATCATAATCAGCATGCTCATGTAATTGTTAAGGCCGATCAAGCTGATGCTTTCGTAGCACACGAGAGCTCATTGAGGATTGGTCCTATACCGTCACCTGATGAGTTTGCTGCATATAAACAGGTCATGCCAGATTTACCTGAAAGGATCGTTTCACAGTTTGAGGCGGATTCTGCTCATATTAGGGCACTACAAGTAAAAGAGCAGGAAGGAAACATTTCCTTTGATCGACGAAGTCAATGGATGGCGGTGACCATCATTTTAGCAGGACTAGCTGGGACTGTTTTTCTCTCGTATACAGATAAAGATGTAGCTGCATTTCTGACTGGCGCAGGAACAGTTGCATTGATATTTAAGGGAACTTTTTCTAGAAAAGAATAAACTTGGGGTTTGAAAGCCCGCCTGCTGCTGGAAACTGAAGGCGGGTTTTCTTATGCCTTTAATGCAGCAATTTTACAGTACATTCTTCACCTTGCCGGAGATGATCTGCACGGGGACGGCCTGCATCTCCGGGCGGTTCTCGATGTAGCGGAGCGTTGTGTCGTAGTCCGAGTGCCCCGCACGCGCCATGATGTCATTCGGAGCCGCCTGTGACTCTCCGAGCATGGTGAGGTTCGTGTGCCGCATGCAGTGAAAGTCGAAGTCTCGGACACCGAGCTCGCGGATCCGCTTGCACTGGTAGCCCAATGTAGTCGGCTTGATGTACTTCCCGTTCGGCTGTGTGCAGATGATATCAATGCGCGGACCCGGAGCAGGATAACCCTTTTCAAGGGAGACAATCTTTCGGATATCGCGCCCCTGGTAATCCTTTGCCGGGACAATGTAGTTGTAAAAATAATCTTCCCCATAATAGAGTTCATTTTTTGCCTGCTGTCGCTTCCAACGCTGCAGGAGGGGGAGAATGATCTGCGCATCGAATGAAAGCGTCCGACGGCTGCTATCGGTCTTGAGATCGCACACATAGTGCAGACCAACCTTTCCACGCATAGCAAGCCGTTGTATTTGCTGTGTGATGGCAATCGTCATGCGCTGCATATCGCAATTATCCCATGAGAGACAGAGTGCCTCACCAATGCGTGTACCGAAGTAGAGCCCGATCACAAGCGGCATGTGGAACGTCGAGCCGAACGGATGCCGTTGAAAGATCATTGCCAGCTCATTGTCCTCGATGCGGCGGCGCGGCTGACGACGACTAAGCGGGGCGAACTCCTTGCCCGGCACCTTGATGAGGCGTGCAGGATTCTCCCGCAGCAGTTCCATCGGATAGATCGCATAGTCGAGTGCCGTGGAGATGTTGCTGAGGATCCGAGCGACAGTCTCATAGGCATAGCCGTCCTTGCGCTTCTGCTGGACGAACCGATCAATGATGGCGGGGGAGAGGGAGGATAAACGATACTCGCCGAGCGCAGGTTTTATATGCAGGCGAATGTTCTTCTCTCGTAGTTCCAAAGTGTTGTTTCGTGCATACAGTCGCGTGCGTTCGTACCAAATATCGAGATAGTCGGCAAAGCTGATACTGGCATCGTTCTTCTTTGCACCGCCGCCGATGTAGGCGTTGTATGCTTCGACTCCGGCCATGCGTGCATCCTGCTCTGTGGCATACCCACCGCCTTCGCCGCGACGGCGCTTGCCGTCGACTTTTGCCTTCTCGAAATAGTATGCCCACGATGCTCCGCGTTGCTTTACGCGGACGTGATCGAGTGGGTTATTTGATTTTTTTGACATGATAAAAGCCTCCCTTGAAAATCGGAGGCTAATCCCATATAATAGGTGTTGGTGTAGATGTGATTAGCCTCACATTTATACTTGGCCGTCCGGAGGTGGTGCTCCGGGCGGTTTTTATCTTAATCTATAATTATCTATCATTATCCGTGTAAATCTGATATAATAAGGACAATCAGAGGAGGTGGACACAATGCGAGATTTTCATAAATTCATTGAGAAGAATCGCCGTGAGATGTATGCGGTAGCATATAGCAACTGCAAGCACGATGAGGAAGGGCATTGTATCTTCCCGAAGGATGACCCTTGGATGAATGATACGGTGTGGGACACGGACCAGCACGAGGACAATCATCAGGGGGTTCGCTACATTGCAGCAGCAAATTAAAGAGCGAGAAGTATGGTCTGCGTGGGTTCGGTACGAAGATCGCCCGGACGAAGGGAAGTACCGCCCTGTCTTGGTTATTGATGTTGATGGCGACAAGGCTGTTGTGATGTCCGTTCCATTCACATCAACAGAACCACGAGATGAATACGACATTGAGGTGTTTGATTGGACAGAGATCCCCTTAGATCATATTTCGACTGCACGGATCAGCAAGACAATCGTCATTCCCGTATCTGATTTTCTGAAGAAACTCGGAAAAGTATCAGATGATGATTGGGATAACATCACCAATCTGCTCATTCAGTACATGGGGCATTACGGAATCAAATAAACACGTTGATACCCTCGACCGCTAGGAGTAACTCTGGGCGGTTTTTTATTTTGCAAACATCTCTATACGTTTCCGTTCATCTTCCTGCAGCTCCTCTGCAAATGCTGCGAATCCCTGCAAATCCTCCGTATTGAGATAGTTGATATACTCCTTGCGTCGATTCACCGGAATCACGATCGGTGTCATGTCGGAGAGGAAACAGCTGTACACCATCAACGCACGTCCAACACGTCCATTGCCGTCCGGGAATGGATGAATATGCTCGAATGCGATATGCTGTCGGCAGATGGTGAATACCTTATCTGAATCGGACACAGCAGCATCCATCTGCGCAGCGAGGTTGTCGATCCAGTCCGTCAGTGCCGACGGAACGAGATAAGGCGGTGTCGGCGTGAAGTTCGCCCCTATAATCATATTCGGCCGCTGCTTGAACTGCCCTGGCATGCTCTCAATTGCATCTTTGCACAGGATCGCGTGCACCTCGCGGATCAGCGACAGGGAGAGCGGTGTGCCAGATGTCGACTGCTCGACAAGAAACGTCATGAATGCCTTGTAGTTCAGCACCTCGCTCAGCTCACGCATATCCATCGCACGCGGGATATAGCCGTCAACGAGAACGCTCTTTGTCTCGCCCTGCGTCAGCGTATTCCCTTCGATCGCCGTGGAGTGATGCGCCATCCGCACCATGAGATCGTTGAGATAGTCTGATGGATATGTCATCGTGAAGCTCCTTTCTACCGCAAGCTATACTGCGATAGGGTATTCTTCAAAGAAAACTTTATCATAAGATTCGACGATTGTTTCAGGACTGTGCAGGAATAACTCTTGCTCGTTCCTTTTTTTATTGGCCACATAGCGTAGGCTATACCACATGTGGAACATATCTTGATAAATCTCTTGAATTCGTTGGTGGTTATCGTAGGTAAGAATCCATTTGAATACATTCATCTCACGAACAGCATCAGATAAAGCAACGTGACCGTCATCGTTAAATGCGTTCTTGTACAAGTTTTTTCCTTGTTGATAATACGGCGGATCAAAGAATATAAATAGTCGTTCTGGATCTTGGTGCACCAATACGGTGCGAATCAAATCTGCAGCATCCATGTGATAAAGTTGTATGTGTTCGCGTGCCGCTGCAATATCCAGAATCTTTTTTTTCAAAGATTCTTTGTTATAACGGCAGTTAAGCTTATATGTTCCTTTTTGTGTAAGACCGCCGATTGGCCCCCCCGTAATAATACCGGACATATTCGTGCGATTTAAAAAGAATGTCGCAAAGGCAAGCTCAATACTATACTCACCTGTAGCTTTCAACTCCTCATAAATATGACGTTGCTCATGCCATACATCCATATTGATAGGCGTATCATAAATTTTTTGCAATAGACGTTCTGTGTTATTGAGAATGGCATACCAGATAGAATAGATACATATATCAAAGTCATTCAAAATAATGGAGTCAACCTTATGACTAAGTAGAAGGTCAATAGCAACTCCGGCACCACCACAAAATGGTTCACAGTAGATGGGGGAGACCATATTATTAATTTCAATTGTGTGCTGCACAAATTTTGTCAGCTGTGTTTTTCCGCCTGGGTATCGCAAAGGTGTACGTGTCTGCGGCATACTAAGACCTCCTTTCATTCCATCATAGCAGAAAAGTTAAATGTTGGCCATCCCAAAATCATGATCTTCGCATGGCTTTGATGTTTGTCAATTTGTTCTGAAATTCTGCTATGAATGTCTCTATTTCGTTTTTGTTGTTCTCTTTCCAAAAAGATATGACGTTCAGTTCCATGAGAAACTCGCTATTGTCCCTGAACCAGGCTTTATATTTTTTACGGCCTATATCAAGCTTGGCATATTTCGGCGAAAAGGGACCATAATCTTCAAGAGTTCGTTTGTTAATCACAGGTCCATTGAGCAATTCGTGTTCTGGAGGTAAGTCTTTAAGGAATGAATATATGATACCTTCTGGGGAACTGTTTCCGGGTAATATCAAAAGATTGTACTCATTGTAGTCTTTTTTATCAAAGTCACCATCTACTACAATCAATGACTTTATCAGAGCGGGAAATGTTTGCTTATTGAACTTTGCTATTTCCCCGCATCCCCACGTCATCTCCGGCATAGAGATTTGACGAATTATCCGCTCTGGCAAAATCTCCTCCAAAAACCAGCGTGTTTCTCCATCTTCTGTTAGGACCAAGACTGGGGAACGAGATAATGTAGCAGGATCGACAACAAGCATATCGTTCCTTATCATCGGAAGTGAAGGTGTTTCTTTGACCGATAGGACATTGTTTTGCGTTGTAATATATATTACGGAACTATCTTTATACCGCAACTTATCATCTGTCTTATAAAAGTGTTCCAGCATAGACAGACTGTGTGTGGTAAAAACAATTTGCAGGTCTAACTCCATTGACTCCTTGTACAACAAATCCAGGAGACGGACTTGCGCTGCTGGGTGGAGCGTTGCATCCAACTCATCAATGAGAAGAATTCCTCCATGCCAGGTGGTCTTTTCTTCGGTTAGCTGCTGCTTCAACTTCTTGAATGAAAGTATAGCCAAAAGAATTTGTCCCAGATTATCCTGTCCTGATGAGTTGCAAAGCCCGTTGTATGCGTCGCTCTCTACGCCGGCAAAGACTTTTTGCTTTAAATCTGGGTGCAGACGTGGGTCCACACCCGTTATATTTGACTGACTCAGAATATGCTTGTAAGCCTCTATCAGCCAAGTTTTATCATCTGGATGTGATGCAAAATACGACGTAATAGCAGGCACTGATTTCAGAGGTGCAGCATCGCTGCACTCTCCTAAAGGATACAATCGGCTGAGCCCAAGATAGATGATCGGGTAACCGAGTTTTCCTTCTTGGTCATGGTGCTTTGGGATAAGACGGAAACGCCTGTTATTATCTTGCCAGGTCGTACGAAATGGAACAAGAAAGTCCTCTGCAGGGGCAGATGTATCCGCAAAAAGAATCTCTATGGCTTTTTGGCACTTCAGGTCATGGTCAAAAGACGCCTTGATAATCTCTCGAAACTCACCGCGAAAGTTTGGTTTGATAAGAGGTGTCGCATGTTTAAACTCACAGCTGTTCGCCAGTACTGCGAGAATCGTTGATTTTCCTGTCGCATTATGACCCGCAATAACAGTCAATCTTTTAGCAATGAGGATTTCCTTATCCTTAAACTGGCGAAATTCATGTAGGATTATCTTTTGAATTCTACTGACGTTTACAGAAGGATTCCTTTTCCGTGGTTTCTTTTTTGGGGGATCCTCTGATTCATTATTATTGAAATCAAGCAATTCATCTTCCATGCTAATAGCCTCCCTACATGACTATCTAAAGCCGCTATTCAGAGCGGCTTTTACAACTGTTTTAACTCGACAAACTCCTCCGGCACACCGACAGATCGTGCGAGTTGGTACACCGTACAATCTGGGGACTCTTGCAGCAGATCGTCAGGGAGAAGAAGCTCGACAGCGAATATGTTTGCCTGCCGTTCAAATCGGCTGTGCGGGTTGAACGTCTTTGTGTCCATGAAAACCGTGTTTAAGTCCCGGTGTAGCTGCATGTGCCCGAGTTCGTGCGCGAGGACAAAATGTGCGGTGATCTCATCCAAGTTCTCAGAAAGATAGATGATGTGATTACGTTTATGGTATTGGTAGAAGCCGTTGAGATCGACGAGGTGGCAATAGATCAGTACGATATCAAGTGCCCGGGCAATCGTAAAAGGATCGTTGGAGTTACACCGCCTCATGAGTTTGATTGCACATTCCCTTGCATTCATCGGTTAACCCTCTGGACGGTATTTCTTCGGTGTGTACTTTGCCTTGTTGCGCCTCTTCGCCATCTCCATCCCGATCTGCATCGCATCAAGGATGGATTGGATGCTCTCGGGGCTTGCGGGGTGTCCGTCAAACATCAGCCCCTCCTCCTGCATGAGTTTATCCTTCATATCGTCCATCATGCGGGTGATCTCGCGTTCGTCTTTTGGAGTGAGGTCGGGCAGATCGTCGGATGCGGGGGCGGGGGATTGTTCCATTGGTTCGTCATAACCCATCAACCACGATTCGCTCACTTTAAGAGCTTGTGCAAGTTTATAAATTTTATCTTGCTTCGGTGTGACCTTTCCAGACAAGTATTGACTGATTGCGCTTTTACCAATTCCAGATAGACGAGATAGCTCTATTGGTAGCATATTTCGCGCAGATAATGCCTCCCGCAAGCGTTGTTGTGTAGTCTGTTTCATATAGCTTCCTCAATTCTAAAAGGACTTATCCGTAGTATATCACATGATAAACATAAGTTCAATAAGTTTAATTTGATGGTTAAATTTTTTGAACAAAGTTATTGACTTTCGTTTATCTGAATGGTATGATTCATGTAGTTCAAAAACTTGAACATAGAGGAGGTGATAATGTGGGGTTTGATTATAGCAAACTTCGGGGGCGGATAGTGGAAAAGTTTGGAACGCAACAGGCTTTTGCGAAAGCGTTAGGAGTATCTGCCCGTACGCTTTCACTGAAGATGAATAACCGTATTCCTTTTGGTCAGGATGAAATCGACAAGATTATCACGCTGTTGCAGGATACGCCGCAAGACATCAAGGCTTATTTTTTTACCAAGAAGGTTCAATAATTTGAACAACAACCACGAGCGCGGAGGCACACGGCATCCGCGCAGCAGAGAGGAGGTGAGGGGATGGAGCTGATAGATATAGTAATCGTTGCAGGGGTATTCGGAGTGTTCAACACCCTCTTATATGTCGCTGCGACGTTGATGTTGATTGAACACGAGAAGAAGATCAGCGGGAGGCGTACATGAGGCTTTTTGATTTACTTGTTGGACTTCTCGTTTTTCATTTCATCACGTTTTGTTTGTATATCGCTGTTGTCCTTGTCTGTTTTGATCGCCGCAAACAAAGACAACAGATCGTAAGCAAGCATACCAATACACAGAGAGAACGTCACAAAGCATGCGCAGAGGTATCCGGAAAATAGAGCAAAGAACAAGCTGAATATCAGTCTGTTGCTTGTTTCGGTCAATGGGCATAAAAAGTAGCCGATCAAAAATAGGCATATCCAGATGAGATTGTAGACAGACCGACGACTCAGCTGGTTGTCAAAATATTTTTCACGCAAGCCGTCAATACCCTCATCCGTTGTTTTCTGAACATATTTCATAATTTGTGCGAGGAAAATAGCCGCCGCGAGAAGCAAGATGCTCTGTGCATTTGAAATTGTCGTAATGAAATTGATAAGGGAGGTTAGTTCATCGTTAAACAATAGCAACACATCCTTTCGTCCACAGTATAGCACGGTGGAGAAGGAGCAACAACCGCGAGAGGAGGTGAGGGGATGGAGATTAACATTGACCTCTTACGGCGGACGATGATGTACCACGGTTTGACGAATGAGAATGCTGCAAAGGCACTCGGAATATCACGGGATGCTTTTCAACGGCGACTTCGCAAGAGATCATTTCGCGTCAGTGAAGTGCACATGCTCATGCGGTACATTCCTATTACCAAAGAGGAGGTCTGGCAAATCTTTTTCAGCGACGGTCAAGTATGATGTGAGGCTAAACAAATAGAACGGAGGTGCAATGATGGACAGTGCAGCAATGGAGTCCATCATCGCCAGTGCGATCGAGCGCGCAAGCAGATCGGTCGCAGTTGTGCGGGAGTGTCAAACACCAGACGAACTCCTGACGGTGGTCGAGGTTGCCGCAGTGCTCGGCGTTGGTAAGAACTACGCGAATATGCTGGTACAGTCCGGTATTATCCGGGGTATCAAGTTGAACGGGATGAAGGTGCGCCGGCGTGAGCTGGAGCGCTGGATGGCTGCCATGGACGGAATGGACTTGGAGGATCCTCGGAATCCCGTTCCGATCGAGAGAAAGGAGGCGGTCGCATGAACGGAAAGAAACTGATTGCGGGGTGCTGCATCGCAGGTACAGCGATCCTCTGCTCCGGTGCGGTCAACCCTTGGGACGACGGCAAGAACGCCGTCCTCATCGAAGAGGTCTACACGGTCAAGCCCGGTGATTCCCTCTGGGGGATTGCCGAGGAGTATATCCAGAAGAACACGGGCACGCGCCGTTATATCTTGGAGTACAAGAGCGGCATCGAGGAGCTGAATCCTTGGCTGCTCGAACGCCACGGGATGATCTATCCCGGAGATAAGTTGACTCTCACATATTGGGTGAAGGGAGACACTGAATGAAGGGAAAGTGGTTTGTGGAAGAATGCTTTTGCTACAGTGGAGATGGCCCATCGCATTGGTATCAAGTCATCCGACTGGTTGATCCTGCTAAAGCAAAAAATAAAGAATACGCGGGTATCTATCGGAAAAAGAGCGAGGCGAATGCCGAGGTAAAGCGCCTAAACAGTGAGGACACGCCATGAGCCGCCCGGGGCGCGGGTGTCTCACCTGCAAACTGGCGAAATGCACAGGCTGTGACAAAATCCAATGCACGCCAGAGGAATCGGCAATGACGCGCTGTGCAGGGTTGCCACGCAAAAATGCACGCACAAAAAAGTCGCTCAGTCCGGTGACTGCCAGACTGAGCGAATACGGTGAAAAACTCTTTCACGCTCATTGTAGCATGAGAATAGGAGACAATGCAATATGAAGATCAAACAGATTCAGCGTCAGTATCGCCGAGATTTTTGGGCAATCTTTCGCTGCGAGGCCTGCGGGTACGAATGTGAGAAGCGGGGCTATGACGATGCAAATTTCCATGTGAATGTTATCCCCAAGATGAAATGCCCACAGTGCGGAAAGACGGAGCAGGAGATCGACCCGAACTACCGACCGCTCACAACGAAGTATCCCGAAGGAATGCAGGTGTAAGACAGGAGATCTGACATGACACATTGTGAAAAGCTCTATAACTATTTCCTCGAACATCCGAAGGCGACGGCCGACGAGGTTATGGCTGCGCTTGATTGGGAGCGTCGGCAGGTGAGCCGGTACAAGCATCGGCTCAAGCGAGGCGGATTCATCGATGTGGATCCGCGCGACGGGGTGCAGATGTTGCGCCCATACCGTGAGGAGGACGACAACAATCCGATCCACGAGTATAAGCAGGACGCATACCGTCAGGCGGCGGATGCGTGCCTCGACCGCATCCATGACCCCGAGACGACAATCCCTCAGATGATCGAGCTGATCCGCGAGCTGCGGATGATCCTCAAGGCAATTATCCCCACATAAGGAGACACATGATGGCAATGAGAACAATAAGAACACTGTATGACCTTGGTGACGCTTTCAACGGCGTGATGGATCTGGTGCTGGATGAGACGATGGATCTCAAAGTGCTCGAGGAATGCCTGCAGTCGATTGAGGCAGACATCGCCGTCAAATGTGAGAGGGGAATCGGCCTCATCCGTTCGCTCGAGAATCTGCGCGACGGCATGAAGGCGGAAGCAAAGCGCCTTACGGAGCGGCAGCGCGTGATTGACAACCGCATCAGCTCGATCAAGACGTGGTACGCAAAAAATCTCGACGCGATGGGAAAGGATAAGGTCGTCACGGATCGCGGAACGATGCGCGTGCAGAATAATCCGCCCGCTTATCCCCGCGAGCTGTGGAACATGGAGAAGATCCCTGAGACGTACTTCGACATCGTACCACAGCATCTGGAACTGAATATGGATCGAGTCAAGGAGGCGCTGAGGGCAGGGGTTGATGTGCCGGGCGCGTTCCGCACACAGACAAGGGGGCTGCGCATCCAGTGAATATCTTTGAAAAAATCCAAACGATACGCGTCAATCTCTCTGAAAGTGGACTGAAGAAAGGTAAGAAGAACGAGTACGCGGGCTATACCTACTATGAGCTCGGCGACTTCCTTCCGCGCATCATGCAGCTGTGCAAGGAGCAGAAGATTTTCCCCGTAGTGTCCTTTACGGCAGAGACAGCAACACTCACGGTCTATGACTGCGAGAAGCCAGAGGCAAAGGTAGAGATCACAACGCCGATGTCGACGGCGCAGCTTAAGGCGTGTCATCCGGTGCAGAATCTCGGAGCGGTGCAGACGTATCTCAGGCGTTATCTCTACATTGCGATGTTTGAGATTGTGGAGTCGGACAAGATCGAGGCGGTGACGGGCAAGGATCCCGTTACACCCGCCGTACCCGCATCCACGACAGAATCACCAAGCGGTCGCGCGTTCCGCTGCGATATCAATAAACCGGCGCGTGAGGAGCTTGTCCGTCTCTGGCAGTTCATGGGATGGGACACGGCGAATATCGAAAACTATCTTGCCACGCGGGCACTCAATATGAATACATCACAGACGCCCGCGTTCTTTCAGAAGGTCTTGCAGGAGCAGATCGAGTTCTGCATCACGGAGTCGCGCAAGGGAACACCGGGCTATGCGGGGCGGCTGTTTGATGACGGCTACCCGTTCCAATAAGAAAGGAGTATTCCAATGAATGTATCATTTTTTGGCCGACTGACCAAGGCCCCCGAGGTCAAGACAAACCAGACGGGAACAACATACACGGCGTTCACGGTCGCAACGCAGGTGCAGGCAAAGGGGCAGGACGGCAAGGCAAAGACGCTCTTTATCGATGTGTCGGCGTTCGGCAAGCAGGGCGAGAATATCGTCAAATACTTCACCAAGGGCAGCCGTATTGTGATTCATGGGGATATCTTCGATGCTCGTGCATGGGTCGGCAACAATGACAATCAGCCACACTTCAGCATGAACGTCACGATGAATGGCTTTGACTTTGTAGACACGCAGGCAGAATCGGCAGCACGTCAGCAGGGAGCTCCGCAGACGGCACCGCCGCTGCAGATGCAACCGCCCCCGCAGACTGCGCCCGCACAACCTGCAGCGGGGTATGCGCCGCAGATTCCTGCACCAATGCAGACTGGTGTCGCACCGTGGGCGCCGCCTGCATATGGTGCGCCGCAGCAGGCACCGCAGGCGTACGCGGCTGGACCGTACTAAAGCACGATGGACATCAGTCTTAGACCATATCAACAGCAACTGATCGATGATGTTGGTTATGAGTTCTCAGAGGGGCGGCGGCGCGTGTGCGCCGTTGCGCCCTGCGGCGCGGGCAAGACAATTATGACGGCATGGATGGCGCGCGGCACCGCACTTTCGGGGCGGCGCGCTGTTTTCATGGTACATCGGCAGGAACTTATTGAACAGACCTCTGCGACATTCTCGGCGATGGGCATCCGTCACGGGTTGATCGCAGCGGGAGCGGCGAAGGAATACGATCTGCCCGTACAGATTGCCTCGGTGCAGACGCTCATTCATCGTTTGCCGCAGGTGCAAGCACCCGATCTCCTGATTTGTGACGAGTGCCACCATATCGTTGCCAATACCTACCGCAAGATTATCGATCAGTTTGCCTCCTCCTATGTTCTCGGTGTGACAGCGACACCGGAGCGGATCGGCGGGCAGGGGCTCGGTGAGATATTCGAGTCTCTTGTCCTCGGTCCTACGGCTGCCGAACTTATTGCGGCCGGCAATCTGACACCGTATGACTACTATGCGCCGCCGACGAAGTTTGACCCTGCTGCGGCGCATGTGCGTTTCGGCGAGTACGTCAAGAATGATCTCTTGAGTCAGATGGATGATGCCGACGTGATCGGCGACATCGTGACGAACTACAAGAATCTCGCAGATGGAAAGCGCGCCATCTGTTACTGCATCAACCGGGCGCACAGCGAGCACGTTGCGGCATCGTTCCGCGCGGCGGGCATTCCCGCCCTGCATATCGACGGAGAGACGCACAAGGCCGTCCGTGCGCGTGCCATCGAAGATTTCCGCACGGGGCGGCTGCAGATTCTATGCAACGCGGAGCTCCTCGGCGAGGGCTTCGATGTTCCGGCGATGGAAGCAGTGATTCTCGCACGGCCGACGGCATCGCTGACGCTCTACATCCAGCAGAGTATGCGCCCGCTGCGGCCGGATCCCAACAATCCCGAAAAGCGCGCGGTGATCATCGACCATGTCGGCAACGTGTTTCGTCACGGGATGCCCGATGAGGAGCGCGAATGGTCGCTTGAGACGAAGAAAAGGAAACCGCGCGCGACGGCGATCAAGGTGTGTCCCGCCTGCTATACGGCAGTACCGAGCACGGCGCGCACGTGTCCCTGTGGACATGTATTCGCCGCCGCACCCGAGGAGCGAAAGATCACAGAGACCGACGGGACACTCAAGAAAATCGAGGCGATCCAGCGCAAAGAGCGGCGGCAGGAAGTCAGCCGGGCGCGCAGCGTCTCTGATCTCACGGCGATTGCCCTGCGGCGCGGCTACTCCCTGCGCTGGGTGAGCCGGATGGCAGACATGAAACGACTGAGGGAATAACATGAATAAATCAGAGCATGATATACAGAACGAGATCCGCGTTGCGGTCGGCGCCGAGCAGTCGGCCACGCTTTTCCGTGCGAATGTTGGAGAGGCGTGGACGGGAACGCTTGCAGCGAACAATCTGAACCGCGTCATCATCGAGGATGCACGGCGCTTTCGGAGTGGTTTGCCGATCGGCTTTCCGGATCTCTTCGGGTTTCGGACGATCGAGATCACGCCCGAGATGATCGGAAAGAAGGTCGCCGTCTTTGCCTTTATCGAGGTCAAAAAACCTGGCGGACGTACGAGCAAAGCGCAGGAGAAGATGCACACATTCTTGCGCAATGCGGGCGCAGTTGGCGGCGTGGCACGCTCTGCCAAGGAGGCAATCGAACTCCTGCAGCAGATATGAACCTGGATCTGGTTGAAAGGAGGTGAGCGTCATCGACACAATAGAATTTTTCCAAGCACTCTATCCAGAGGAAACGGAGGGACATACATACCTTTGGACGCTGCCGGACAAACGAACGCAGGTGTTTTCCTGCGCAGCGCATGCTGACATCGCGCAGGCGGCACAAAAAGCAAGTGATGCGGGCAAGGATGTCTATTTTTCCGTTGGCGTGTCTGAGCGGCTGTTTCGGGCGCATGAACGAGCAAAGAATGCGGATATTGTCGCCATTCCTGCCCTCTGGGTGGATATCGACATCGCAGGCGATGCGCATGCGGCGAAGTCCCTGCCGCCGGACTATATAGCGGCACGAACACTTCTGCCGGAGATGCTGGATCCGTCGATCGTTGTCCACAGCGGTCATGGAATCCATGCGTATTATCTCTTTCGCGAACTGCTCGATACGCGCACGGATGAGGAGCGGAGCGCTGCAGAAGAACTCCTACGGCGGCTCCAGGGTGCTGTGCGTGCACGTGCAGCGGAACATGGATGGCATGTGGATAGCGTCCCCGATCTCTGTCGTGTGCTGCGCGTCCCTGGCACACTGAACCGCAAGGGCGGCGGAGCGGTGCCCTGTGTGGTCGCGGAGTACTCCGAGGGGCTGCGCTACAATGCAGAGGACTTCGACATTTTGCCGTCAGTGGAAGCAGTCAGCAAAACGGAGCGAACAGAGACTTTTGAGCGACGGCCAACGGACGGAGATGCGCAGCTGATGCTCGAAAGCTGTACTTTTCTCCAACACTTCCAACAGAACTATAAAACACTGCCGGAGCCAATCTGGAAGGCAGCGTGTACGAATCTCATGCGCGGTGTGGGCGGCGAGGAAATAATCATGCCGCTCGTAAAGGAATGGCTCGGTGCGAAGTTCAATGAAGATGATACACGCAAGAAACTCGCGCACTATCTGAACGAGTGCACGCCGCAGACCTGCGCGCACATTCAATCGGAGCTGGGGTTCAAGGGATGTGCGGACTGTCCAGGCATCAAGTCGCCCTGCGCATGGTCACTTGGCAAGGTGCCGCAGGCAATCGCAAAGCTTCGGCAGATCGCGCTGCCGAATGCAGAGAATACGCTGAATGAGGAGACGCTTGGTGCACTTGCGCTGGTCAAGAAGGAAAACAGCCTGGAATATACGCGCTTTAAGGAGCGCTGCAAGGGAAATGTGAATCTCAACGACCTGCAGCGCGAGGTAAAGCGCGTACAAGCATCGCAGGCAGGGCTTTCGGTGGTCGAGGGTGGCGCACTCGGGACGGGGCAGAAACTCGGCGATATACGCACATGCGCGCTTGTGCCGGATACGCCGCTCGATCTTGCGATCCCTGCAAATTTTTCCTACGGTGCAGATGGCGTTTATGAGGTGCGCATGACGGAGATGGGGCAGGTTCAGCGGCTCGCTGCAGGAACGCCCGTCATCATCTCGGAGAAGCAGTACAATATCGACACGCAGACAGAGAAGATATGTATCTCGTTTCGCTATTATGGACACTGGGTGCATGCGGTGTGCAAACGATCGGAAGCATTTTCTTCGCGTAATATCATCGCACTCACGGATCGCGGGCTTAATACATCGAGTGAATCGGCAAAGTTTCTCGTCAAATATCTCCAGGCACTCGAGGCTGCCAATCCGAATATCCCTGTCGTTCATGCGGTGTCTAAAATTGGCTGGCGTCCGTATGGGCTGAATGAATTTGTCATTCCATCATCGAGCAGATACCGAGTGGATATGGATGACGATGGCGAGCTCTCCGCTGCATTTACATCGTGCGGGACACTCGCCGAATGGCAGGAGACGGCGCAGGAGATTCGAAAGCACATCTTCGCACGTTTTGTTCTGGCAGCTGCGTTTGCCGCCCCGCTTCTACGCATTTGCAAGAACCGCAACTTCATGATTTATTTCTGGGGTACGTCGGGCGGCGGCAAGACGGCGGCGCAGCGATTTGCGCTCACGGTCTGGGGCAATCCGACACGGCTGATGAAGTCGTTCTATGGGACAACCAACGGCCTGGAGCGCGCTGCCGAGTACAGCAACGACTTCCCGCTCGTCATCAATGAGCGGCAGGTCATGATGGGCAACAATAAGCAGGAAGCATTGGAGAGCCTCGTCTATATGCTCGAGGGCGGGCACGGCAAGGTGCGTGCAAGTAAGTCTGGCATCCGAAAGACGGCCACGTGGCGTACGATCGCAATGGCATCGGGCGAAGAACCGCTGTCTAGGGAGTCGAGCATCCAGGGCGTCAAGACGCGTATCATTGAGCTCAACACGTACCCCGTGCTGCCGGAGGAGGCGGCACGGATGGTCTATACCATCGACGAGGAGCAGCACGGCACGGCCGGCAGGGCGTTCATTGAGCGCCTGCTGCAGGAGGCAGGGACAGAGTACGCGGAGATTCTGGCGGCGCGGCAGGCACTTATCAATCGCCTGCGCGTGGAGTGTCCCGATCATTTCGAGCCGCATATCGACAACGTGGCGACGATCGCCATCGCGGATATGCTGGCGAGTATGTGGCTGTTCGGCGAGTCGCCCGAGGCGGCGCAGCAGGGCGCCTATGATATGGCAATTGCCATTATGGGCGAACAGGCAACCAAGCAGGAGATCTCCGATACGCGGCGTGCGTGGGATTTTGTGGATGAGTGGATTGTCAGTAACTGGCAGCATTTCAGCAACGACAATGGATATGAGTCGCGCGCCAAGCTATCACCGGAATATGGGTTCATCCGCAGTGGATATGTCAATGTGTATCCGATGTATCTGCGTGCGGCACTCGATGATGCGGGCTTTTCGTCGAATAAGTTTCTCAAGGAGTTTGTTGAAAGCGGGCTGATCTGTTCGACACCGGAAAAGGGCAAACGCCGATTTACAAAGCGAGTCAGTTATGGAGGTGCAAAGATCCATGTGATACAAATTCCACAAACCGTTGAACAGCCGCTATAGGTTTACGGGAACTATGGGAACTTTGCGGGAACCGCCGTGGGAACCGAAAAAATCCAGTAATTTCAAGGGGTTATGTCATATATATAAGAGAGTTCCCTTAGTTCCCTCATATTATATATATACTATGCAACCACCCTTGCTATGGTATATAGGGTATAGGGGGGTATAAAAAGTTTATATATATATGTCAAAATCCGCGGGAACTTTGGGAACTATTGCCCTTAGAGCCTTGTGGCTCTAAGGAAAGTGCGGTACCCGCAAGCCTAAAAAATCGCGGGTACCGTGAGGGTACCGCACATTTTCGCGGGAACGCTTTCGGATTCGGAGGTGATTTTATGAACTATTTCGAACATGTGAAGCCAAAAACAGAGGTGCAACCGAATCCGTCAGAGGTGAGCCCGTATCTTTCCATGGTCGAACGTGTCGAGCAGCGTGCCTATGCGATGCTCGAACGCGAGGATCAGCAGGTGACGGCCTATGCTTCGGTGGATCCATTCGCTGATCTTTCGCCGGATGACTCTGATCTCTGGATCACGGCACTCACGAAGGCGCGCGAGATGGATAAGGAGTTCTACGCACGGCTGTATTATATGCGCGGCGGTGGGACGAAGCTGGTGCGCAACTATCGCTGGGGCTATGTGCTGTGTCCGATTGTTACGGGCGATAATGCGACGGGCTGGCTAAGCATCGAGCAGTACGAGGAGGAAAAGCACTGCCTTGATGGATATGCGCAGCAGCTGATTAGTATTCTGCGCTTGGTCGCGTATGATGGCGCTGCATAAGTGCAACGCCGGAGGGAGAATAGAAATGGCAGATACAAAATATCCGCAGAGTCCGGAACGGAACGAGTACAGATACATCGATTTTGCATGGCTGAATGAGATCGCCGAGGGGTTGACCGCAGGTGCGGAAAAACATCCGGGCGAGACATGGCGAAGTATCCCCGCGGAGGAGCATGCAGCGCGTGCGCTACGGCATCTCTCGATGTGGCTGGCGGGTGATCGGAGTGACAGTCATATCATCAACGCGAGTATGCGCTGCATGATGGCGCGGACAATGGAATGCTGGGGGTCGACGAAAACAGGAGGAGCAGAATGACAGCAAAAGAATATCTGAGGCATATCCGCGATGCTGAGAGTGATCTACGGAGTGCAGAGATGGATTATCAGCGTGCACGAGATGATGTTATGAATCTCAAGGCGATTGAGTACGACAAGGACAAGGTCAGCAACTCCCACATCGGCGATCTCTCGGATGCGATTGCAGCACTTGAGCAGTATGCTGAGCAGGTAAACGCGAAGTGGGATGCACTGCTTGCCATGCGCGAGGAGGCCAAGACGCTGATTGAGCAGGTGGAGGACGGGCGTTGCCGCGAGGTGCTGATGCGCCGATATTTGCAGGGCGAATCTTGGGAGTATATCGCAGTGGGCATGGGGTACGCGTTCCGAACTGTGTTATGGTTGCACGGGAAAGCATTGGAGCGATTCGAGGTGCCGGAAAAGTTTGCATAGAATTGCATATATGACCTGTGTTATAGTATAAGCTGATAATCGAGGGTGCTGCAGGTGCGGCGCCCTTTTTGTATGCGTGAAATTAAAAGCAGGTGGTGAGCGTGTAGATGGCGAACGAGCAGAATCTGATTCCGGCATCGAAACGAAGTAAGAGCGAAGCTAGAGAAAATAGCAAAAAAGGTGGCGTTGAGAGCGGAAAATCCCGCCGCCGCAAAAAGGCGTTGCGGACAGCCCTCAAAGAAGTCGTATCACTCACCTTGAAGGACTTGCATCCAGACCTCAGAGAAGGAATAATGCTTGCTGCAAACATCAAGGACGAGGAAATTACAATCGCCGATGCGGTTATTGGCGGAATCATTCGTACCGCTTGTGAGGGCAATCCTCAGATGGTGAAGATACTCCTTGATACCATCGGTGAGAGTGCGGATACTCGTCTCAAAGAGCGCGATGTGAAACTCAGAGAGAAAGCCGCCGCGCTTGCAAATGGAGAATCGAACAAACCCAAGGAGCAATCCACGATGATGCAGCTCGTGCAGAGCCTGCAGAAGGCACGTGAGAGGAGGACGCGCCCTAATGGAGTTTAAGGACTGGGGTACAAAGGCGCTGGACTTCATCGAGAAGCCCATTGAGGAGGACGCCTTCATCAACATCCTCGAGGGCAGCGTCCGTAGCGGCAAGACCGTCGCCATGATTCCGAAGTGGCTGAACTACATCATGACGGGGCCGCCCGGGCTTCTGCTCATGACTGGTGTGTCCAAGGACACGATCTATGATAACGTGCTGAACGACCTGTTCGACACCATCGGCGAGGAGAACTACCACTACAACAGACAAAGCGGATCGCTGGACGTATTCTGGCGAGACGCAGACGGCGAGCATGTGCGACGCATCAAGGTCGTCGGCGCGAAGGACGAGGGCTCGGAGAAGTTCATCCGAGGAAAGACACTCGCGGGGGCGTACTGCGATGAGCTGACACTCATGCCGGAGCGGTTCTTCAAGCAGCTCCTCAACCGCCTCAGCGTACCGGGTGCTAGGCTATACAGCACAACAAACCCAGATTCACCAATGCACTATCTCTACAAGGAATACGTTACAAACGAGCAAAAGCTCCGTGATGGCCTTGTGAGAGTGGTGCATTTTGAGTTGGACGACAATCCGAATCTGGACGAGGAGTTCAAGAACAACCTGAGAACATCATACTCCGGCATGTGGTTTCAGCGCATGGTACTTGGTTTGTGGGTGCTCGCTGAGGGCGTCATATACGACATGTTCAGCGACGATCTGCTCTTTGACGATACAGAATTCACGAATACACTCAAAAGCAGCTGCCGCCGCTTCATCGCGTGTGACTACGGCACGAAGAATCCGATGGTCTTTCTTGATATCTACGATGACGGAGAGACGATCTGGATCCCGAATCTCTACTATTGGGACAGCCGCAAGGAGCAGCGGCAGAAGACCGACGCGCAATACGCAGACGATCTCGAGAAGATGGTCGGCGAGGAGTACCCAGACTTTATCGTCATTGACCCCTCGGCGGCGAGCTTCAAGCTCGAATGCCAAGGGAGAGGATTCCGCGTGAAGGACGCAGACAACAGCGTCAACGATGGCATCCGCGAGGTCGCAAAGCTACTGACGAAGAAGAAAATTCGCATCCACCGCAGAAACTGCCAGCCGATGATCGACGAGTTCCAGAGCTACGTCTGGGATGAGCGAGCGGCACGGATGGGCGATGAAAAGCCCGTCAAGCAGGCAGATCACGCGATGGATGCCCTACGCTATTATGCGCATACCATGCTGCCGAAATGGAGGAGGAGAGAATGAGCAAGAAGAAAAAGACCGCCGCACGGCAGCAGAGAACGAACGATTCGTTTCAGAATCCGATGACACGCACGGGTGTGTTCATGCCGAATCCGTTGGAGACGACGGAGTATCCGCTCACGCGGTTCACGCGAAACTGGCAGACAATCAACGCGCTCTATCGCTCCCACTGGATCGTACGCCGCATCATCGACGTTATCCCGGAGGACATGATCAAGAACGGGTACCACATCCTGACGCAGCTCTCTCCCGACCAGATCAAGAAGATCGTCCGCTGTGACCGCACGACGCGCACCAGCCGCCGCATCCTCGAAGGACTGAAATGGGGACGGCTTTACGGCGGCGCAGGGGCCCTTATCATGATTGAGGGGCACGAAAACCAGCTCGATCAACCCCTCGACTACGACATGATCATGCCAGGCTCGTACAAGGGCCTGCTCGTCCTCGATCGATGGTCGGGGGTAACGCCCGAGGATAAACTCGTCAGCGATATTTCAGATCCTGAGTTTGGAATGCCGGAGTATTACACCGTTTCTAGCGATGCGCTGACTGTTGGTATCCGCGTGCATCACAGTCGTATCATTCGCTTCATGGGGCGGCCGCTTCCGTACCTCGAGCAGCTCGCAGAGACATACTGGGGAGCATCCGAGCTCGAGCACGTCATCGACGAGCTCAAGAAGCGAGACAACGTCAGCTGGAACATTGCCATGCTGACGTTCATGGCGAACCTCCGCGTGATGAAAATGGACGGGATGGGGCAGCTGCTCGCGACAGGAAACGAGCAGGCGCAGATGCAGCTCTACAACACCATCCAGGGAATGAACGCCATGATGAACAACAACAGCCTGCAGGTGCTTGGCGAGAATGACAGCTACGAGACGCACCAGTACACCTTCGGAGGAATTGGAGAGACCTACGACCGCTTTATGATGGACGTCGCAGGCGCAGCAGAGACACCCGTGACGAAGTTGTTCGGACGCAGTCCCGCAGGAATGAACGCCACGGGCGAGAGCGACATGCAGAACTACTACGACACCATCGAGGAAAAGCAGGAAGCTGACCTTCGCCCGGTGTACGATAAGATTCTGCCGATCATGTTCATCTCTACGCTCGGCGGGATTCCCGACGACTGGGACTACGAGTTCAATCCCGTTCGTCGTCCGCGTGACGATGAGATGGCAGACCTGGCCTCGAAGAACACGGACAGCGTAACGAAGGCATTCCAAGCGGGCATGGTCAGCCAGCGGACAGCACTCAAGGAGCTGCGCCAGCAGTCCGAGATGACGGGCATGTGGAGCAATATCACTGACAAAGACATCGAGAAGGCCGACGATTCGGTAATGCAGCCCGATGAAGGCATGAGCGATCTGATGAGCGGGATGTTCGGTGGCGGTGATGGTGAAGAACAGGAAGAGGGCGCAGACCCTCAAGCGGTGAGGAAGGACGGGGTGCGTCCCGAGCGACAGAGGACGATCGACGCGAAATGGGAGGAGAGTAAGCATCCGAGAAAGCCTGACGGCAGGTTCGGCACTGGTGCTGAAACGCGGAAATTTGACCGCAAGAAAAAGCGGCGTGAAGTCAAGTTGTCGAAAAGTGAATATGCTCGCGTAGTGAGTGCACTGAATACCAATCTGACGAAAGCGGAGCGCTCGAACCGCACAATACAAAGAGCAATCGGGGATTACGTTTACTCCGTTGAAAATAATGGCTTTGACAATTACAGGATTGTTGGTAGAATAAAGATAGAGTGAATTCTATGGAGGTGGTACTATGATTCCAGAAACGGAAGTTACAGGGACAGAAAAGAGCCTCGTTCAAATGCTCCGCGAGATATGGGATAACGATCATTTTGTCCTTTGGGTTCGGGCATGCCTTAAAACGGATAAAGAACGCGAGGAGGTCATGCAGGCTTACCGCGACGGCACTCTTCTGGACAGCGATGACGTTTCTCTGTTCGCGTTGGATATTCATAACGACCGCGAAAGCGCTTGATCATGGAGGGAAAGATTAAGTGCCCCTGTTGTGGCGAGGGGATGGTGGACGCAGGGCATCAGTACGATGTGTGCACCGTGTGCCACTGGGAGGATGACCCGTTGCAGTTTTCTCATCCAGACTATAAGGGCGGGGCGAATAAGATGTCGCTCAATGAGGCACGTGCAGCATACAAGCGCGGAGAAAAAACCATATAACAAAAACCGTCTCGAAAGAGGCGGTTTTCTTATGTGCATTTTGAGGAGGGAGCGCATGAATCAGCCGCTATGGATGCCGAAGCGCAGGATTGAGGCGGCGTTTCGCAGAGCACTTCTCGACATGGCAAAGGGGATCGTCTCGCGTGTCGGTGAAACGAGCGACCCGCAGCTAATTGTCGCGACGCTTGAGCACATCGCACGAACGCCCGACTTCATCCGTCTCTCGGAGGCAATCGCCATGAAGATGGTGACAGGGCTATTCGACGATACGGCGCGTACGTGGCGCGAGGCAGTGCGTAATAACGGCAGGGGAAGGGAGATATACCAAGCTCTGAAAAAGGAGCTCCAGGGGGCGCGTGGGGGGCGAATACGAGCGCTTGTGAAGCAGAATGCAGACCTTATCAGCACACTGCCGAAGAACATCGCCGCTGACGTGGCGTCCTACGTTGATCGAGAGGCGATGAAGGGGCGCAGGGCGTCGGACATCGCCGATGAGATTGTCCGGATGTTTCCCGACGACACGACGGCGCGGGCGCAGCTGATCGCACGGACGCAGGTGTCCATGACGCAGACGAACATCGTACGGGCACGCGCAGAAGACCTAGGGCTCCATTGGTATGTGTGGCGGGCATGCGGAGGAAATAACGGCGATGGCAGGACGCGATCCAGCCACCGCCACATGAGTGGTGTGCTGGTGCGCTGGAGCGACCCGCCCGCGCCCGAGGATTTGTTCCCTCTGCGCCACGTCGATGGAACACCGTACAAGAACACGCTCGGGCACTACCATGCAGGGCAGTGCCCGAATTGCCGATGTTACCCAGAGCCTGTCGTTGATTTGGATTTACTGAATTTCCCGATGCGTGTGTATCGTAGTGGGAACATTGAGCGTATGTCTAGGAAGCGGTTTGAAGGAGGATTCTGATGTGGCAAACAAACTAAAGCGCATCGCTATCGGACTGATGGCACTTTCCATGCGCCTGGATGCCTACGCCATGCACAAGGGGCTGACGATGGACGCTGCGCATCCGAAAGACCCAGACCCCAAGAACTGGCGCACGATTAACGGCTCGAAGGTGCACTTGACGGAGGGAAAGATCGACGGCGGTGCTGGCGAGAAGTTCACCGGCAAGGAGTGGACGGGAAAGACAAAGCATGAGTTCACGCCGAAGGAGAAGCCTAAGCCCGCACCAAAGAAAAAGGGGACAGAGGCAGAAAAGCTGATGTCCTATATCAACGAGCAGGTGGGCGTCGATTTGTCAGAGCACCGCAATACAAAGCGTGAGAAACGCGGGGAGGTCATTGTCAAATGGGATGATCTTACGCGCAACCAGCAGAGCAGCATAAAGGCGTTGGCGAATAAACACGGGCGGTTTGAGCTTGTGGAATGCGGCGGCTGGGGAATGCAGCTGAAGCCTAAAAAGGAAGAAGTTGCCACTCGTGAGAAAACGGTCGCCACGGTTGCAAAAACAACAGAACAAGCTGAACAAGATGCACAGAAATTTGTGAAGGCAGGTTTTAGCCCTACGTTCAAAGGACAAGTAAGCTATAAAGGCCTTAGTTCTGAGAATGCCAATGAAGTAAATCAGGCGTTATCGGACATATTTGACATGGTTAATATACCTGGGATTTCTGGAATCAAAGCAATTTCGCCGACATCCGCGCAAGGGAAAAAGGCGTTCAAAGACGGTGCTGATGCAATAGCGTCCTATAATCCTGTAGAGCATGGGATATTCTTGAACAAAGAGCTTTTGAAAGATGCCTCGGCTTTTCAGAAACATCAGGAGAGAGCAAGAGATGCATGGAATCTTGTCATGCACAATATAGATAAGTTACAAGGTACTCAAAAAGAACTTGCACTAAAGTACAAGAGTGCTGGTCGCTCATTGGTGGATGATAGTCTGAAAGGCGCGATATACCATGAAATAGGGCATCATGTTGGTTGGTCTTTTCTTGACGCAAAAACGAACAATGCAATAGGAGCTCGAATGTCAGAGTTTGCACCGAAGTTATCAGGGTATGCCAATGCAAGCAAAAGCGAATATCTTGCAGAAAGTTTTGTGGCATATATGAAAGGCGAACACGATAAGATCGACCCGTTATTCAAACAAGCTCTTGATAAGGTTCTTAAATAACCCGCTCATTCTGGGCGGGTTTCCTTATGCCAATTTTGAGAGGGGGAATGTCCATTGAAAGCATTCTACGGGGCAAGGTTCTCGCCCCACATGACAAAGACGCCCGAGGGATTCCTCGTGTGTCACAGCGTCCCGATCTGCCGCACGGGAATGCAGGAATACACACCGCAGGAACTCGGCGTCGCAGATGGCGGCGGCGGATTCCTCAAAGTGTACCGCGAGGAGAGCGAGGTATTCAAACCTGCTGCGATCGCGTCCTTCGAGGGAAAGCCTGTGACAGACGATCACCCGCCCGTCGGTGTGGATGCCTCGAACTACGCGAGCTACACCAAGGGCACAGTCCAGAACGTCCGACGCGGCAGCGGGGCGGACAGGGACAAATTGATTTGCGATCTCGTCGTGTACGACGCCGCGCTCATTGCCAAGATTGACGCAGGAAAGCGCGAAATTTCGTGCGGGTACGAGTGCAAATACATCGAGAGGGACGACGGAACATACTGCCAGATGGATATCATCGGCAATCATGTCGCCGTTGTCGAGGAAGGGCGCGCGGGGCACGATGTGTCTATTCGCGACGCCAAGACAAAGCCAGAAGGAGGAAAAAAGATGGCAAAAAAAGGTAGTATTCTGCATCGCATGTTTGCGGCATTTGCAAAAGATGCAGAGCCGGAGGAAGTCCGCGAAGCGGCACGCGCTGTCGACGAGGCAGAGGGCGGTGATCCTGCTGAGACGCACCAAAACACGATGGACAAGGACGTCCAGGCAATCATGGATGCGATGGAGGCACTCAGCGCCAAGGTGGACGCATTCCAGAAACAGAAGGCGCAGGACGACGATCCGGATGAAAAGCCGGGCGATGAGGTCGAGGAGACCGAGGCACTGGACGACCTCGAAGAGGAGCTGGAAGAGGACGGTGATAAGCCTGCCAAAACGGAGGATGACGAATCCGAGGAGGAGAGCGTGACCGTGCCGCCCGAGCAGCTCGAAGAGGATGAGGATCCAGAGGATGTGCCGGCAGACGAAAAGAAGCCTGTGGCTGCGGCAGACCGCGCACTTGCGCTGTCGGTGATCCGCACCATGCGGCCGTTCATCGCCGCCATGCCGCCGCGTCAGCAGAGACGTGCGTCGGATGCACTCTCGCGCACGCTCAAGAAGGCCATGCGCACACGGGACACGCAGCCGCTCCCCGGGGGCTATGGCGTCCTCTCGCGTCGGAAAACAGCGGATGCTGCGACGCGGGAGAAAGAGATGCGTGCCTACGGCGAGAATTGCCGCAAGCGTAATCCGCACTGCAAGAAGGAGGAGAAATAATTATGCCGGGAACTACAATCGGAATCAACATGACATATGGGTATCCGGGACAGGCGTCCCGCCAGGGCGATGAGGTCAGCCGCACACGTCCTGTTGCCGCAGGGGCGGCGGATATCCCGTTCGGGGCACCCGTCGTCCAGAAGGAGGACGGCTCGGTAGCAATCTTCGGCGCGACGAATACCGCTGCGGACTTTGCAGGCATCGCTATGCGCAAGGTCAAGTCGGCGAAGGTGTACCCCTACCAGAACTTCGGATACTACGCTGCAGGTGAGGCCTGCGACGTGCTCCAGCGCGGAGGCGTGTCCGCAAAGTGCGCATGGGGGGCGCCGAAGGTCGGTGCGAAGGTCTACGTTCGCACGAAGGTCGTCGGCGGAACAAGCCCTGCAGGAGCACAGGTCGGTGACCTCGGCGCCGTGAATGAGGCGGGTAACTGCGTCGAGCTTACGGGCGTGAAATGGTCGAGTGGAGCAGACGCACGGGGCGTCGCAGAGCTCACGATCATCGATCGCCAGGGTGTGTAAGAGAGGAGATCAGAAAACATGAAGAAACAGTATAACCTTGCGATTGCACCGCAGCGCAGCGGATCGCCGTTGCTGACGATGGATGCGGCGGCGGTATCGAGCGGGCTTGCGTTCCTTGAGAGCGAGCTCGAAAAGCTCGACCCGCTTCTGCGTGAGCCTCTCACAAGCACGACTTACCCGCGCGATATTGAGATCGAGAGCGGCGGCGGATGGGTCGAGGCAACGTCCGCGTTCAATGTCGAGTACAGCGTCACGGGCGGTCAGGCAGACGGCGTCGGCGGCGTCCAGAATGCCGTTCGTCGGATTCAGGCAGACCTCTCGAAGGACCTCTACAAGGTGCTCCCGTATGAGGTCTCCATGTCCATCAAGATTCAGGACCAGCTGCGCGGCGCGGTTACCGGCCGCAGCATCGAGGACATCTACAACGATGGCATCCGCCTCGACTACGACAAGTACATGGATATTAACACCTACCTCGGACAGGAGGCTTACGGGACGACGGGTCTGCTCAACAACAAGCAGATCACGGCGACGGCGGTCACGGCAGGTGCAAGCGGTCAGACCGACTGGGCGCACAAGACGCCGACCGAGATCCTCAACGACATCGACGAGGCGATTATTGCAGGATGGACTGGTGCGCAGTACGACAACAGTGCCATCCCTAATCATATCCTCATCGACCCTGCGAACTTCGCGTACATCAACCGCACGATGGTTAGCGTCAACGGCTACCCGACGCCTGTCTCCATCATGCAGTACCTTGTCGATCACAACATCGCCAAGGCAAAGGGCGTTGATCTCGTGATCGCTGAGTGTCGGTTCTGCATCGGTGCAGGCGTCGGCAAGAAGAACCGCATGGTCGCCTACGTCAACCAGCGCCGCTTTGTCGGCATGGATGTGCCCGTACCGATGAGCCGCGTCATGACGCAGCCGAACGTCGGCACGGCGTCCTACGACAGCCTCTACATGGCGAACGTCGGGCAGGTCAAGATTCACTACATCGAGCCGTTCATCTACCGCGACGGCATCTGAGAGGAGGCGCAACATGATTAAACTCGTGGCGAAACAGAAGATCGGATTCCGCAACCCGGAGACGGGCGAGATCGTGACGGCGGAGCCGTACGCGTTCTCGACTCTCCCCGACTGGATCACGAAAGACCCGATGTACGGATGGGCACAGGAAGACGGCAGCATCGAGATCGGCAGCGAGCCGAAGGATGACAAGCCACCGAAGCCACCGAAGGATGGTGAAAAGAAGGAGTAAGCCATGGTGTACGAAGGAGTGGACGTATTCGGGATTATCGCCTCCGCGTCGAACATTCGCACGGGCGGCAATCCCAAATACACAGCCGAGGATTTTCTCGCCGCCTATCCGCAGTTCGGCGGCGGGACTGTGCCGGAGGTCGTGATCCGCGCATGGGTCAATATGGCTCAGGCATCCATTCACAAGGCCCGATACCATGACGCATGGGAAATCTGCATGGGCCTCTACATCGCGCACTGGCTGACGCTGTACTTGCAGACGGCGGGCAGTGCGGATGATCCTGTGCAGAAGAAAATCTCTGCGGGGCTCGCCAAGGGGCTGCAGAGCTCCAAGAGCGCGGGTGACATCTCTGTGTCTTACGACTTCGGCAGCATCAACGAGGATTTCGCGGGTTGGGGTACGTACAAGCTGACCGCATACGGGCAGCAGTTTGTCACGTTCGCACGAATGTATGCGGCAGGAGGGATGGTCGTATGGTAACAGGGACAGCGACCGTCACGAAGATGGGACAGGGATTCACAGCGATGGTCAGCAAGGTGCAAGCCCTGACGAAAAAGGAAGTCCTCGTCGGCATCCCGCAAGACGAAGCGCAGCGTCCCGGAGACGGTGACATGGTGAACAATGCAGAGCTTCTCTATCTCCATACGCACGGCGTACGCGCCCCTGTCATGCGTGCAGAGATGCAGAAAAGCATCAACGCCGGGATGAAGTACAGTGCAGCGCACAGTCTCTATGTGCAGACGCACGGAAGCCCCGCCTATGCCATACCTCCGCGTCCCGTGCTGGAGCCTGCGATCAGGGACAGCAAGGCGGCGATCGGCAAACAGGTCGCAGGAGCGTATCGTGCCGCGATGCGCGGGGATATGGCAGGGGCAGAGCGCGGGCTGGAGCTTGCCGGTATGGTCGCGCAGAATGCCGCGCGCGCATGGTTTGAGAATCCCAAGAATCAGTGGCCGCCGAACTCTGCTCGGACAATTAAGGCGAAGGGCAGTGACAGCCCGCTCATTGATACGGGCGAGATGCGCAAGTCCATCACATACGTGATCAGAGATATGGGGTGATCGCATGGCAATCGATGTTTCAGAGATCGTTCATGACCCTGATTTCTGTACCGCGTTCACGGTGATCAAGCAGGGAGAATCCGAATGGGTTCGTGGAGTGCTGCAGAGGAAAACGACGGAGACAACCGTCGAAGGAATCGTGCAGCCGTCGTCCAGTAAGGATCTCGAACTTCTCGATACGGCCGACCGCGTGAATGGGATGAAAACCTTCATCACGGATGCGGTCAGCCTTGACGTGTCCAGCACCGAGAAAACATCGGATGTGTGCGTTTGGAAGGGGAAGCGATACAAGCTGATTCAGGCCTTCGACTACGCCGCGAACGGTTACTACAAGGCAATCGGTGCACTCATGGGAGAGGAGGACAGCGGATGACATACACAGAGCTGCAGGAGCTGTTCTGGGGAGAGGTCGCCGTAATCACGGCAGACATCATCAAGACTCCGAATAAATTCATCCGCTGGCGCTATCCCGAAGGTGGTGCGCCCGACTGGAAGATCAGCGACGATATTCTTTTTCTGTACCTCGTGGAGGCGGATGACGACTACGCGAAGCAGAGAGACAGCCTATATCGAGAGGCAGATGAAACCGTCTATCGTGACACTACTCGCACGCGCGTGTGGGATTTGCAGGCGACTGCCTACGGGCGCAGGTCGTACGAGATCGCGAATGCCCTGAAGGACGGCTTCTTTTACGAGCCGGTGCGCAGAAATCTCGCACAAAAAGATGTGTTCATCGTCCCGAATCTCCCGACGTGTATGCAAGCACCCGAACTTTTCGCAGGGAAGTGGTGGGACAGGTGGGATATTACCCTGCGATTCAACGAGCTCTATCGCCTTGCGCCGGAGGATGTCGGCAGAATTGCCAACATTCGACTTGGTGCACAGGCGAATCCATAAGGAGGGAACAATATGGCACTCAAAAACGTGCTGCCGCTTGACCCTGTGGTCAATATTATCGTCAATCTTGCGGCTGTCTCCGCGACGCGCAAGAAGTTCAACCTTGCCCTGCTCATGGGCGATGTCGGTTCTGTCGCAGACTTTAGTGACAAGCGGATCGTGACTTACGATAGTCTCAATTCCATGCTGCAGGCTGGATTCACGACAGAGGATCGTCTTTACAAGGCAGCAGCGCTGATCTTCGGACAGCGCAAGAAACCACCTCTCGTCGCAATCGGGAAGATCGCCAACAAGGAGGCGCCGATCAAGACGATTCAGGCATGCCGTCAGGAAGATTCTGAGTGGTACGTCGGCATCTACTGCGGTGATATGACAGACGCGCAGCTGCTCGAGGTGCAGGAGTTTGTCGAAGCATGCACACCGTCCACGATGTTTGCCTTTACAACGGGCGATAGCAAAGCCAAGGCAAGCGACGGCGGTATCTTTGGCACGATCAATGGCAAGGGCTACCGCCGCATCATCGGGCAGTATTCCACTGCACACAAGGACGCGATCTGCGCGGCGATTGGATGGGCGATGGGCGCGATGAGTGCATCGACCATCAACAGTGCATTTACACTAGCCTACAAACGGGAGGTCGGTGTACAGGCAGAGAACTACATGCAGACATTCACGTCGAATGACCTGAACAACATCAAGAAGAACTACGGGAACGTTTACGTCAACCGTGGCAATTTCTATGATGTGTTCGAGGAAGGGCGCGTCGGTGATGGCTCGTGGTTCGACGAGATCATCTACCTCGACAAGTTCAAGAACGACATGCAGCTCGGCATTATGGATTTGCTCGTCAACGCCAACAAGGTGCCGCAGACCGAGGCGGGCATGGGACGCATTAAGACGGCGATCAAAGAGGTCTGCGACGACATGAACCGCATCGGCTTCATCAAGGAGGGCGTCTGGAAGGGCGAAGAGCTTATGGCGCTTGAGTACGGGAAGGTGCTCCCGGGCGGCTATCTCATCCAGAGCGAGCCGATCAGTGAGCAGGCGCAGGCAGAGCGTGACGCACGCAACGCGCCGCCGATCTATGTGTCGCTGAAGCTCGCGGGGGCGATTCACCACGTCACCATTCAAGTTGACGTCAACCGCTAAGAGGAAGGGAGGATATAGAGTATGCCAACGGTAAGTACTTATTCGTTTACCGATGTCAACGCGACGATCAACTGTCCAGGGTATGGGTCGTTTTCCATCCAAGGGGAGGGCATCGGCGACATGACTGTCTCGAAAGCGACCGACCGCTCGGTGCATGATGTCGCGTCGGATGGCGCAGTCATGGTCAGCAAGATTGCCGGCAACAACGGCACGGTGTCCATCAACGCGCAGCAGACCAGTGCCCTGCATAAGTTTCTGCAGGGACTTTTTAATTATTGCTGGCAGGCGGACACCTCGGCATGGACAACAATCTCCATGACCGTTGAAGCCCCGAAGATGGGCAAGACGTACTATTGCTCGGGCGGGTCGTTCGTCAAGGAGCCGGATGAGCCGCTGCAGAGCCAGGGGCAGCGCGTCTCGTGGCAGATTCTGTTCGCAGATATTCAGCGCATCCAGCTGTGATCGGAGGAAGACGATGAAACGGGAAACAAAGAAGATTGTCGAGATTCAGGGGCGGAAATTTGAAATCCGCTCCTTTGATGCTTTTACGGGCAGCTACATCGCATTCACGCTCATGGAGAAGATGCTTCCCATGGGCATGGAGGCGAAGATCATGAATGCCCTCCGTGCCGAGGGGAAGGATGTTGACACGCTGCCGACGCCGAACCGCGCACTCATGAGCAAGGGCGAGTTTATCGCCTTTCAGCGAGACGTGCTCTCGGTCGTCGGAGAGGTTTTACCGGGGCGAACCGCACCGCTCTTTAATGATAATGGCAGCTGGGGCGTGGAGAACGTCGCAGACAACGCGATGCTCGTCATTCTGCTGACGATCCACGCGCTGGTCTTCAACATCGCGGGTTTTTTCACCGGAGACGGCTTGAAGGAATTGAAAGCCGGTCTCCAGAGTTTGAGCTTTGCGAATACCGCAATGTAAACGCATGGGTGTACGCGCCCGTCATCGCAGGGAAATGGCAGCAGCACGAACTGTGGGACGGGACGTACACGTTTAATGACCTGCTCGATGTACATGAGATTATGCTCGTTGAGGGAGAGAACCGCCGACGTGCGGATGTATACGCAGCAGAGCAGAGGGAGGTGAGACAATGATCGGCGAGATGATCCAGGAATACCTGGTCGGACTTGGTGTGCGCCTGGATAAGCCGGGCTTTGGGCAGGCAGAGGCGACGATTAACGGCCTTGACCGTACCGTAGAGACGGCGACGGGACACATGGCGGCGAATTTCGTCCGCGCTTCGGCGATGATCAGCACAGCGATTGCAGGCGTGACCGCCTCCGCTTTCGGGTTGATGAAGTCCGCCGCATCGCAAGACCTCGCCATGCAGAAGCTGTCCCGCCAGATGATGGTCGGCAAGGATGCCGCATGGACGATGAAGGCAGCGACAGATGCCCTCGGCGAATCCATACAGGACATTATGTTGACCCCAGAGCTGATGGAGCGATTCAACAAGCTCACAGCAGACGGTCAGAGAATGAAGGTCGGCGGGGACTTTGAGGCAACCATGAAGGGGTTCCGCGACCTCATGTTTGAGTTCACACGGCTCAAGCAGGAGGTCAGCTATGCCATGACGTGGGTCGGGTACTATCTCATGAAGTACCTGAACCGTCCGCTTGCAGAGGCGAGGGAGAAGTTCCGCAGCTTCAATGACATGTTCGTCAAGAACATGAGCGTCTGGACGGAGAAAGCTGCGCGCATGCTCGTCTACATCATCAACATCGGAAAGCATTTTCTGATGCTTGTTCTGAGCGTCGGGAAAGCCCTCTGGCGGATGTGGGAGAGCTTCCCCAATGGGGTGAAGATAGCCACCGCTGCACTGGCGGGGCTCGCACTGGTCATGAAGGCGAACCCGCTGACGCGCATGATGCTCCTCGTGAGTACCCTGCTCCTCCTCATTGACGATTACTATGGTCACATGGAGGGCAAGCAGTCGGCGTTCGGTGAGTATTGGGATAAGCTCAACGAGTACATCGAAACGGCAAAGAAAAAGTGGGAGGAGTTCTCCGGTGCTGTGTCGGATTTCTTCGACCGCGTCCAGGGCTCGAGTGCGCTGAATGATTTCATTGCAGAGGTCAAGGATCTCGGCCGCGCCATCTGGGAGCTCGCAGAGACCTATGCTGCCGCATGGATTGAGGAAGCAAAAGAGCTCTACGCATCCATGGAGAAACACGGCGCAGTCGATGGGTTGAGCGAAGCAATTGGAAAGCTCTGGGGGATGTTCGAATCTCTCCTGGGCACGGTGAAGGACTTCTTCCGATGGTGGAAGCGCCTTCTAGGTGAGGTGCGCCGAACGAAGGAGTACCACGACCTCATCGACGCGGTGGGTGAACTTGCAGGTGCTCTGACGGAGACGTTCAACGTCATTCTTGATCTTATCAACATCGCGTTCAGCGGGCTCTTTGGCGAGATAGGCAAGACCGATCACGTCTACAGCTTCCGCGACGCTATCCGCGCGGTGTTCAGCATATTCACCGCCCTTCTGCGCGTAGTGACAGGGGCGGTCAAGGCATTTAACGAGCTCCTCACGATGATGCGCGACAGCAGTCCGTTCAGGCGGTTCTGGGAGGAGCTCGGGCGGATGATTGACCGCGCGATTGAGAAGGCCGGCAAGTTCGGCAGGGCGCTCATCGCGCTGAAGAATGGAGACTTTAAGGGCGCGTGGGAGATAATCAGCGGCGATGGAGATGGTTCTCCTGCGGGCAAAGGCGACCGCGACTGGAACCGCAAGGTCGCCTATCAGCGATTCAAAGCAGCGGGATACTCAGACGAGGCAATCGCAGGCATCCTCGGCAGAGCGAAGCAGGAACATAACTTTGACACTAGCGATGTCCCAGAACATTATGTGCCTGGGATTGGCACCGTTGGCGGCTATGGGATGTACCAATTGAATGGAGGAAGGACGCAACGCTTCCTTGCATGGGCGGAAGAACATGGGCTAGACCCTCAAGATCCCGGTGTGCAGACGGACTTCGCCATCATCGAAGCACGCGAACGTGGACTTGGTCCGGAATACATGAATCAGCTGTCTCCATCTGAGGCGACAACGGTATGGACAGACAAGTACGAAGTCGGTAAACATGGAGATGAGCAGGCGTACACCGCAGAACAATACGCAGACATTCAATCGGGCAGGATTCTTGAAGCCCAGCCGACACAGCCTGTATCCGCCCCAGCAGACGCCAGCTCCGCTGCAGGGAATATGACGTACAAGCTGGAACGCCCACATTACAGGGCGACACCTGTGTCGACGTTTGCCGCACCGTCCTACAGCATCGACCCGCTCCTCTACACAGGGCTGATGACAGGGGCGCGGCAGACGGGATACGGCGGATACCAGCCGACAGGATCCGGCAACGGAAGCGTTGTCTATCAGGTCAACGTCGGCGGGGTGACCGTCAACGGCACGAACCAGAACGCGGCAGAGATCGGGCGCAGCGTCGGGCGTGAGACCATGACACAGCTTGAGCAAAAGGGCGCACATATCCTGCGCAGTCGGACCATGACCGGCGCGCCCGTGCTGGTATAGGGAGGTGATACGTTGGGCATCAAAAAGGGGCTGTCGATTGACGGCCTGAATTATTTCTCCGATCTCGTATCGACCAAGAAAAAGCCCGACTGGATGAAGGTTGGCGTTGAGATCGGCAAGATGACAGGGCACTATGAGATTGTCAATTTTCTCAGCGGCTACAAGGACATGGAGCAGTTTCTGTTCCGCGTACCGAAGTGGCCGATCGGAGGCATGTATTTCGACGGCATCATGCGCACGGAGCATATCAGCCGCGTCCGCCCGACAAACTACCCCGTGCAGACGGGCGTGACAATGACCGACCACGCCATCATCGAGCCGGCAGAAGTCACCGTCGAGATTATGATGACGGATGCAAAGGCAGACAGCTACCTGCAGACGCCGCCCGCTATCGGGAATATCCTCAAAACCGTCGGGACGATGTACAGCAATTTTGCCGACCTTCCCTGCATGCCTACGATGGTGACCACGCCGGGAGAGGGACGCTCCATCGACGCATGGAAAAGCCTGCGTGCCCTGCAGATGGCGCGTGTTCCGATTACGGTCGAAACACGCCTGCAGACCTATCACAACATGCTGATTGAGGAGCTCTCTGCACCGGATGATGTCAACACACTCCATGCGCTGCGGTGCACGGTGCGCATGCGGGAGATCATTTTCGCAACGGTGGCAGAGACAGCGGTCAGCGCAAGGGCATCAGCGTCCGCCGGAGAATCTGCCTCAGGACAGACCCCTGTGCAGACGGGCGATGACGTAAATAAGACTGCCGCTCGTGTCATAAAAGATGCAGGCGGCAGGATCTTTACATAGAGGAGGTGCGGCGGTGTTTTCGATCATCCCATTCCAAGGGATCCCAAATCATAAATTCAGCGCGAAGGTGCCAATCGACGGAGGCAACACGCTCCTCAAATTCCACATGAAATACAACGAGCTCGCGCAGTACTGGCTCGTCGACATCTACAAGAATGATACGATGGTATACGCAGGGCTGCCGCTCGTGCCGGGGCAGAACATTCTCGAGCAGGTCGGCTACCTTGGCATCGGCAGCGCGTGGATCGCACCGCGCAGCCGTGTGCAGGAACAGTGGCCGAGCGCGGCAACACTCACATCGGACTGGTACGTGATCTGGGGTGACAGCAATGGCGGAGACAAATGACGGCGCAGAGGCGCAGGGGAATGAGCAGGCGCAGCCAGAGCGGCAGACACGCAAAGGACGCCTCTATGGGCGGAAATGGAAGATCACCATTTATAAACCCGCCTACAAGACGGGTGAGGATGGGAATCCTACTGATGAGCGAGATCCAGAACATGACACAGAGATGGACGTGTCACAGCTCAAATGTGAATTTCAGACCAAAGCGACGACCGAGACCGCCGTTCAGATTGGCACGCTTGTCGTCTACAACATGAACGCCAAGACAGAGAAGGAGGTCATCGAGGAGGGCTTTCAGATCTCCGTTTTCGGCGGGTACGAGGAGGGACAGTACGGAGAGATTTTCACGGGGGACATCGTCCAGATTTTCCGCAATCGCGAGAATGGCACGGACTACCGCCTCGAGATCATCGCACTCAAGGGGATGCAGAGCCTCTTCATGAATCACGTCCGCAGCACCATCGCCGCTGGCAGTACGCCGCGCGATGTGGTGGATGCTGTGGCAGGGCAGGCGGATAAAAAAGTCGGCGTCGGTGAGGTGAGCGAGGAGCTGCCCGACCAGCCGCTCCCGCGCGGCAAAGTGCTATTTGGTACGCCCGCGAAGTACCTGCGCGACCTGTGCACGTGGAATGATGCCGTCTACTGGGAGGGTGAGGACGGCAAACTCACCGTGGAGACGGTCGAGCAGGAAATACCCGCTGACCGTGTGCTTGCGCTCACGCCAAATACGGGGCTTGTCGGCACGCCTGTCTACACCGATCAGGGCATCCAGATCAAGATGCTCCTCGATGCACGGGTAAAGCTTCGCTCCATGATCAAGATCGACAACGAGATCATTCAGCGGCAGGCACTTCAGATCGACCCCGGCAGCGGACAGCAAAAGAGCGACCAGCTCCCCCAGACGGCACAGTTCGACCAGGACGGCGAGTATCAGGTGTTCTCGGTCGAACATCATGGCGACACGTGGGGCGACGAGTGGACGACGTCGGTCGTCGGCGTCAGCCGCAACGGACGCATGGGGCTCTTGACAGCGGTGCAGGGCAAAGGACAGACGATGAAATGAGAAATGAGGTGACAGAATGCTGAAAGTATCAGAGCGGCTCGCCGAGGAGGTCGAGCAGAGCAAGCGCGAGCTGGACGGATTCGGGCTGGACTTGCGCGTTGCCGCTCCGGGCATTATCCGCTCGGTTGATTGCGCCAGACAGACGTGTACCGTGCAGCTGGCGATCCGCGAGCGTATGAATCGCGACGGTGTGCTCACATGGGCGGAGATTCCGATTCTGCCCGATGTGCCGTTTTTCGTGTATTCGGGCGGTGGCTACTGCCTGACCCTTCCTATTCAGCCGGGCGACGATTGCCTCGTGGTCTTTGGAGATAACTGTATGGATGCGTGGTGGCAGAGCGGCGGCGTGCAGAACCAGGTCGAAAAACGCAGACACGATCTCTCGGATGGATTCGCCCTGGTTGGATTCCGCAGCCAGCCCCATGTGGTCAGCGGATACTCCGGCGGCGCAGCGCAGATGCGCAACGCGGCAGGGGATGCCTGCATCGAGATCAGCGGATCCAGCATCAATATCCGCGCAGCAGGCGGTGTCCACATTGACGGAGGGACGACCATCGACGGGCGCAGCTTCCTCGGACATACGCACGGAGGCGTTCAGCCAGGTGGAGGAACAACGGGAGGTGTCTCGTGAGATACCGCGCACTGGACGAAAATGGAGATTTTACCCTCGGGAACGCACACGCCTACGTTGACGGGGTGGATGCTGTGCGGCAGGCTGTCATAACAAGGCTGCGGCTTCTCGTCTACGAGTGGTGGGAGGACATCAACGACGGCGTGCCATACTGGCAGAAGATCATTGCCAGCAGGGACGTCGCAGCAGCAGAGCAGATCATCCGCGAACGGATTCAGCAGACGCCGCACGTACTGTCGATTCTGTCCTTTGACCCCGTCTGGGACAATGAGAACCGCACGCTGATGATACGTGTGGCGATCCAGAGTGAGTACGGTGCATTCAGCATCGATGAGGAGGTGGGATAATGGCATACTTCGCTCCGTACATTGACGACGCAGGGCTTCACGTCCCGACCTACGCCGACATACGAGATGATTTGGTTGATGATTTTAAGAAAATCTACGGGGACGACCTCTACCTCGGCAACGATTCTCAGGATTACCAGATGATCTCCGCATTTTCGCTCAAGACATACGATACGATGCAGCTCCTGCAGATCGTCTACAACAATCAGAGCGTCAAGACAGCGGTCGGGACGGGGTTGTCCTCGCGTGTGAAACTCAACGGACTGCGCCGTAAGACGGCGAGCTACTCCACCTGCGTTCTGACGCTGACAGGCGTGCCGGGAACGACCATCGCCGCCGGAATTGTCGAGGATACGCAGGGAAAGCGGTGGAATTTGCCCGAAAACGTCAATTTTGACCGCGAAATCGTCGAAATTACGGCGCAGTGCCAGGATATCGGCGCAGTCGAAGCACCTGTCGGCACGATCACGAAGATCAGCAACCCTCAATATGGGTGGCTGTCGGTTACAAACAAGGTGCCCGCCGTAAAGGGACGCCCCATCGAGACAGATGAGGAGCTGCGCCGCCGTCAGGCATTGTCGGTGGCAATTCCAAGCCAAAATATGGTAAACAGTACACTCGCGGGCATTGGAAGCGTCGCTGGAGTATCGCGGTACAAAGTGTACGAGAATGACACGAACAAGGCCGATGAGAACGGCGTCCCAGGGCACAGCATCGCCGCTGTCGTCGAGGGCGGACTGGATGAAGCGGTCGCCGAGCAAATTTATCTGAGAAAAGGCCCAGGCTGCGGGACCCATGGGACAACGACGACTATCTACACCAATTCTGACGGGTTGAAAAATGAAATTCGATTCTTCCGCCCCACATACATGGAAATCACCGTGAAAGTCACAGTAAGGAGGTGCGCAGGGTATACGACGCTGGTGGAAGAGAACATCAAGCGTAATATTGCGTTGTACGTTGGACGTCTCGGCATAGGGGCAAACGTTACCACGACAGGGGTTCTGACCGCAATCGCTGTCGCCGTTGACGACGCGCTGCAGCCTTCTTTTGCTTTGCAGAGCGTGCAGATCGGACGGACAGATGGCGCACTTGGTGTGGCTGATGTAGATATCCCGTACAATGCCATAGCAAAGAGCGGAACCGTTACGGTGGAGGTGGTCTGATGGCACTCATGGATGAATACCTCGGTCTCGTGACATCGCAGCACCGTGTGCATGAGAAGTTCATGCGTACCGTTACGGCACTGCTTACACCGTCGGATGATATTTTTGCGCTGGCGATCGAGCTGGATGATGAATTTGATATCGATCATGCCACAGGTGTGCAGGAGGATGTTCTCGGCGAGTTCGTGGGGGCAGAGCGAACGCTTCCGTACCAGCCGAGAAAAGGAATTTCTCCTGAACTGGACAACGCCGCATATCGAAAACTCCTGTTGGCAAAGATCGCGAAGAACCAGTGGAAGGGCGGCATTTACGACATCAAAGAACTCTGGAATGCGCTCTTTGGGAAAGGAATCATCATCCAGGATAACCAAGACATGAGCATCGATGTGCTCGCTATTGGTATCAACGATCAGATCACCAAAGAGATGGTGCAGCAGGGGTTGATCGTCCCGAAGCCGCAGGGTGTGCGCGTCAATTATTATTTTGCTGATCATGCGGTGTTCGGCTACGACATCGAGACAGACACGATCAAGGGATACGATCATGCCGACTGGACTAACGCGCTGCCTGATGTGTCCTTTTCCTACGATGTCGAGGATCCTGCGAGCGGCATGAGTGGATACGACGGCAGTTACTGGACGTAAGGAGGAACAAAGAAATGGCAAAAACAAACTTCCAGATTTTCAACGAAGAAAACACGCCCGATCGAACGTACAACGACTCTGAGTACAAGGAAGCAACGCAGCGTGTCGGCGGTGTTATTCCCGGCATGGCACTCTCTCGGATGCACAACAAGATGTACTACCAATGGTCGGCAATGTGCAAGGCAATCGCTAACCTGATCGTTAATCGCGGGCGCGACTGCATGGACAGTGACGTTGAGGGGATCACAAGGAACCTCGAGGAGGCCATTCAGAGCGGCGGCACGGCAGGAATAACCACCCACCGCACCGCTTCCGAGCTAGATCATCCAGATGGGAGCGTCACCACGCCAAAACTGCGTGATGCGGCTGTCACAGGGGCAAAGATCGCTAACAAAGCAATCGGAAAAGAACATCTGAAAGACGGAGTAGTTGATGACAAAGCACCGATCGCATCGCCTGCACTTACAGGCACGCCGACGGTACCGACAGCGAGCAAGGGGACGAGCACCGATCAGATTGCAAGCACTGCATTCGTGGCGCAGGCGGTCGCGGCACTTAACGGACTGGACTCAATGGACAAGCTCGCCAAAGAGATTGAGGGCAAGCTCGGAAAACAGGGCATCGTTGCAGGGAACCTCGCGCAGAATGGATGGGTCAAGTTTGCCAACGGGTTAATTGTGCAGTGGGGGACTATTATCAACCGAAATAGGGAATGGATTGTTGAACCATATCCTATTGCTTTTCCGACAGCTGTATTCATTCTTAATGCATCGCGTAACGGGGTGGATACCATGGGCGCTGCCGCGAGGACTGACGGTATGATAGCCCGGAAAATCGACGTGCATGGTTTCAAGATTTTTTGCGAGGCCACAGATATCTACCCGGTCGACTATATCGCTATCGGCATTTAAGGAGGTTTAGATATGGAGTATTTAGCCAAATTTGACGATGCTGGACGTCGTAAGAGCACAGTTATCCGTGGCGTGCATTACACAACGGACACGGAGCGCAAAAAATATATTGGTGACGGATACATCCCCATCTCCGATGAGGACTATCAGACCTATATCGGCAATCGTGGCACGGGTGACAACGGCACGGGCTACATTCGCGACGCTAAGACAGGCAAGCCCGTCTCTGCGCCACCAACGGAGACAGAGCCACAAGAGATGGACGTGCAGCCTATCCCTGAAACAGAGCTTGCCGTCATGGAGGGAATGGTCAATATACAGACGCGCCTCGCCGCAATCGAGGCGAAACTGAAAGGAGGTGAGTAACATGGCAGCAGTCATCTACAGCTGGATGATCGTCGCATACGGCGTCCTTGTCAAAGGCGGGAAGTACGCACTCGCGCCTGAGGACAACCCGAAGAACCTGCCCGTTGTGTCTGAGACCTACCGCGAAAAAGTCGCAGAGTGGGTCGTCACACACACCGCAGGATAAGACCGCGCGCACAGCAGCCGTCATGATGCATGGCGGCTTTTTCAATGCTTAGAAAGGAGTGGTGCCTATGCAGAGTGTGCTGACATGGCTCGCAGATTGCGTGCCGACAGGAACGGAGGTGGAGGCAGGGAGCATGACAGCAGTAGCAGGCGGATTGATCGCATACCTTTGCGGATGGGACAAAGCGATGGAAGCTCTTCTTGTACTCATGGGGATGGATTATGTAACGGGGATGCTGGCGGCGAAGGTCAATCCCAAACTTGGTGGATGGAGCAGCAAGGTCGGCTTTCGGGGGATTTGCAAGAAAGTGCTCATCCTCTCCATCGTCGCCCTCGCACATTTTATCTCCGATCTCACGGGCGGTGAGGCGGCGCGGGTGCTTGTGATCTGGTTCTTCGTCGGCAATGAGGGACTTTCGATTGTTGAGAACGCCGCGAACTCTGGTGTACCTGTCCCAAAGAAACTACGTGACACACTGGAACAGCTGAAAAATGAGAAGGATGAGAAGAAAGGAGAGCAGAAATAATGGCACACGTATTGAGTAAGTCCGCGATGCGGCGGGTGACGCCGGCAGAACTTGAGGCACTCGCGGGAGAGTATCGGGAAAACATCCAAGCGGCCGCTGAATATATTGGACGCGAAACGAAAGTGTACCTGCATTGGTCGGCGGGGCACTACGGTCAATTCTGGGATGATTATCATGTCCAGATTGACAAGGACGGCGAGATCTACGTCATCGGAGATGGCGAGCTGGATGATGTGCTGGCCGCAACATGGAAGCGCAACAGTGGGAGCGTCAGCGTCAGCATCCTCGGTTGCCTCGGTGCAACGGCCGATGATCTTGGGCAGGAGTCTCCGACGCCTCTACAGATCGACGGCATGGCGCAGGCTATCGCTGCGCTCTGCAATGGCCTCTGGCTCACGATCGACAAGCAGCGTGTTCTGACGCACGGTGAGGCGGCGGACAACGAGGACGGCGTATATGCACACGAGCCCTACGGCCCCAAAAACGGTTGCGAGCGCTGGGACCTTGAGTATCTCGGTACAGAGGAGAGCCCCTGCTACAACCCGTGGGCAGAGGATGGCACGCGCGGCGGTGATGTGCTGCGCGGCAAGGCAAACTGGTACCGTAATTTTTGGAAGGATAACGGCGGAACGCCGTGAAAGGAGAATCTATCATGAGTAAGTGGACAGACATCAGAGACACAATCGTCAAGGAGATCAACGTCGATCAGGTGACCGAGGAGGTCAAGCAGCGCGTGACGCGCACGATCCTCTCTGAGTGCATCCCCGCCATCGAGCAGGCGGTCGATAAGTTCGTGACGCAGATCAAGGAGCAGGCGAAGGATGAGCACGGCTGGTGCTACTGGCGCGATGCCGTCGTCCTGCCTGCGGTCATGCAGGGCGGCGTGTGGCTGGTCAAGCTTGTGCTGGACAAGTCGCTCGTGCCGACGGTCAAGGCATAACGATATAGGTGTATTCACGCCCCGGGGCTTCGGCTCTGGGGCTTATTTTTGGTTGTCTCCCAAATTGCGCCCTCGTCTCCCATTTGTCTCCCGTTTATGTGATTTTTCCTTAAAATATGATATAGTATTGATAGTGATGAATCATGATTTTCTCGCTTTATACATTTACGTATGCTGATAAATTCCAGTAAAATAAGGCATCGGAAGGAATACAGATAATGACTGATAATGATAATATAATCGACATTCCCAGTCTCCAGTGGTACCCGGGGCACATGCGGAAGGCGGAGCGTCTGGTTCAGGAGAATCTAAAGTCGGTGGATGTGG